ATTAGACATTGGCCTTGTTCCAAATACTATTGGTATTGTATCACTCGCAGCAGCCGTTACCACTTCGGCTTTGAATATTTCAAAGATAGCGGCAACACAATTCACTTCAACAGGTGGTGGCGGTGGTAATACACCAACGATTCCAAGTGCAAGTTCTACATCTACAACTGGAGCAACACCTTCGTTCAGTTTATTTGGTCAGGGTAATGATATGAATAACGTAGGCGCACCACAAGAAAGTCAAACTTCAATAACGGTGAACGCTGTTGTCAGTGAAACAGAATTAACAAACACACAGAATAAAGTCGCTAAAATCAATAAAAACGCAACGCTATGATAAGTTACCAAAGTTTAATAAATAAGATTATCAATTTTTATGATAACCATTTACAAGTTAAAAAAGTAGGTTCGGACTTTCGGGAACAATTAGAAAACTTTGCCACTAAGGACGAAAAATATCCTTTGGTTTATATTTGTCCCGTTGACGCTGCGCCATCTGAAATGGGTTTCACTACCGAAATAAATTTAGAAATCTATTGTTTTGATATTATACAAAAAGACCGAGCAAACATAAACGTAATTTTAAGCGATTGCCATTTGATATTAAATGACCTTTACAATTGGTTTTTAAACTCGGACGATTATAGCTTTGATATTATCGGAGTGCCTACAATGTCACCTTTAAATAACGATTTATTAGATTACGCGGCTGGGTGGGTAATGACTGTTACGTGTTCAATAAATAATTATACAAATTGTCAAGTTCCCGAACAAAACGAAGATTAAAATTAATATAGTCATGCCGGATAAGGAATTTAAGCTAAAATATAAGATACGGAATAAAGCCGCAAAGGTTTTAAAGCAAGTAATTAAACAGGATGCTTTAATTGATACGGGAACGCTTTACGAATCTATACGTATTAATGCTAAATTCACAACCGAGGGTAGTTTAAGAATTGAAATTTTGGCAGCATATTACTTTGGATTCTTAAATAATGGCACAATAAGCATCGAGCCTTACAATTTAGTGCGGTCATTTAACAATCAATTAGAAATGCAAGGTATTATTTCAGAAATGTATGCACAATATATCGAATGGTTAACGGGTAAATATCCACTTGTACAAGTTGCTGGAATGTTGCGTAAAAAACAAAATGTAATCTATGACTTTAATCCGTTATTTGGTGAATTCTGGGCGGCATTGGAATACTAAACGCTTAATTCTTTTTTCATTCCTAAAAAGTTAAACACCAAAATTAAAGGAAGCTCACAAACGGCGTGAAACTTAGTTAAATCTTCGTTGCATAGCGACCAAATAAGTTGTTCCCACGCCCATTTTTTCTGTTTCTTTTCCTCTTCAATTTCTTTTTGTTCTTCAGCGTCCAAAGTTGAATCGGTTTCAAAGTCATCCTCATAGGATTCGGACATTAGGTTTTTATATTGGTCGATAATATCCTCACGAAATTTAATATATTCAGGTAGTAACCCATAAACATCAGTAATTGAAAAATCCAAGAACCAATCTAAGCGGTCATTAGAATGATAATTATAACTTTCTAATACGTTATCGCCCCATTCATTAACACGAACCCTCCTGTAAAGAATTGCAACGATATTAAGCAACTTTTCGATGTAGTTATCCGAGAAATAAGATTCCAAACTTATAAACTCACCAAGCGTAATTTTATTAAACGGCTTTAATTTATAAACTCCGATTTCTTTTTTATAGTTTTTATGCGGTTCATCCCGTATAAATTTAACCTCCATTAATAAATCTTCAAGTTCTTCGATTGTTATATCGTCCAAATCTTCAGGATAGCAATCCAACAACGTACAAAGCACATCTATTTGATAATTAAAAACCCCATCTTCATCGGATAGGGTTCTTAGTTCAATAAAGGATTCAATCGTTATTTGATTCCACGCTTTCGGCAGCTTGTTTTTGAGCATGGTTTGATATTGTTTGAGTTACAAAGTTTAAATAAGGAATTGCAATTTCAGCGGCTTGTAATCTAAACAGCTTTGATTTATGTTTAAGGTGCGCGTTGTCGTAGTGTTCCGTATTTGAAAGGTCACTTCTTTTAAATAACAAAGCCATAATGTCGGAAACTGAATGTTTGTTTTCTTTGGTAATAATCTTTTCAATTAGCTTCGTATCTTTTACAGATAACCGCATTTCGGCATTATAAGTAAATCCGTCAATTTCTAAACTTGTAACGGGTTCTTTATTATCGTAATTATCGGTGTTAAATTCTTTTGTCTTTTCAACAAAATATTTAAAATCTTCCCATTCGTCCTCTTCTATTCCGACAACTTCAAAAACTTTGATTTGTTTTTCGATGTTATCCAATTCGGGGTTGTTGTGGATAGCTGAAATCTTTTCGAATTCCTCGATGTTAATTTCATTCATTTTGTTGGCAATATTACGCCCAAGTACTTCAATCATATTTATAATTTTTGAACAAATATAAATAATATTTAATATAGTGAGATGACAAAGGATTTACCTATTTACAAAATTACTATTGACCCCGAATATTCGGACGGTGAAGATTTGGGAATCGAGCAAATCGCTTTCACTTCAAACCCCGCTATTAAGGTTAAAGGAATGGCTTTTAATCATGAGGTTAAATTGTTATTTGCAGATGACTTGAAATATCGAGTTACGGCTCCCGCCATGATTCCAATGGAAATTTATAGACGTGACGACGAAACAGGCGAATATTATGTTCAGTTTTCAGCTGAAACAATAGAACAGATACATTCTAAATTCATGCAAGATTTAAAGAACCGCGACATCTTTAATTTAGAACACGACCAAAGCCAACAAGTTCCAGCATATATTCTTGAATCGTGGATAGTAGACAACCCAAAAGAGGACAAAGCATTTAGCACGTTTGGAATTGAAGTGCCAAAAGGAACTTTGATGTTAACCGCTCAAATTACTGACCAAGATTATTATAATGAGTTAGTAAAAAACGAACAAATCGGATTCTCGATTGAAGGGTTTTTAGGTCTTAAATTAAGTAATCAAATAAATAAATATAATATGAACAAATTACCAGACGGTGAACACCTAATCGAAGGTAAAATCTATGTCGTAAAAGGCGGGGAAATTATCGAGATTAAAGACGCGCCAACAGAAGAAGCTGAAATGGGAAGCGATACGGTAGTCGAGGAAGAGGTAACAACCGAAACAGAACCTATCGACGAGCAACCAGAACCCGAAGAGGTTGAAATGGCTGTTGATGTAACTACGGATGCAGAAGCTGTTTTAGCAATCGTTACACCTGTAATCGAAGAGCAAGTTAACAACCTATTAAAAATTATAGCTGACTTGAAAACTCAAATGGAGGATATGTTGGCAGAAAGAACTGAAGACGAAATCGAATTAAAGTCTGATGTAAAAATGAGTATTGCTGAAAAGTTCAGCGCATTAACTAAACTAAGTAATTAATTAAAATCAAATAAAAACAAAAATGGAAAGAAAATTAAAATTCGACCTTGAAGTAGAAAATAACGCTTTATTGTGTCCAAACCCTAACGAGTTCTATTCAAGAGCTTATTTAACAGCTGATGTTGCCGATACTTACCGAGCATTGCCAGGTATTAAGTCAAAAACTAAATTGGCAAATGTTGCTTTTGGTTCAATCCTTAAATCTTCAACTTGTAATTTTGAAGCACCTACGGATACTTTGGATGCAATTGACATCGAAGTTTGTGCATTCAGTGCAATGGCTCAAATCTGTCAGTTTGATTTGGAGCAGTCTTTTGTTGCTTTGCAAATGACACAAGGGTCTAACGGTGACTTTTCTGTCCCTTCATTCATGAATTACTACTGGGGTGAAATGGCTAAACAAATCGAAGAGGATATCGAACTAATCAGATGGCAAGGTGATACAGAAAGCGTAAATCCTTTACTTGCTCTTTGTGATGGTCATTTGAAAAAACTTTGTGCTGACCTTGATTTGGCTTATTCAAGCGGTGGTGCTGTTGATTCAACAAATGTACTTGCTACATTAAATTCAGTTGTTGGTGGTTTACCAGCATCGGTTAGATTTAAGAAAACAGATTTGAGAATTCGTGTTTCTTCAAATGTAGCTTCTGCTTATGAACTTGCCGCAGCATCTGGAAATACATTAACGTATGTTTCTGCTCCATTGCAAATGACTTACTTAGGAATTAAAGTTGTTGTTTGTGAGGGTATGCCTGATAACACAATCGTAGCTTCTTTGCAAACTGATTTAATCTATGCATTCGACGCAGAGGGCGATTCTAAAGCATTGAAAGCTGTTAACTTAACAGATACGGTTGCAGAGCCTTATATCCGTACACGTGCGAATGTAAAAGCTGGTTTCTTTCATACAAACCCAAGCCAAATCGCTGTTTGGTCTGCTTGTTTTGACTAATTAAAATTAACGGGGGTGTAAAAGCCCCCTATTTATAAACACTAAAAAAATATAAAAATTATGTCATGTGAAGCATTAGAAGGAATTGTAAAGTCGTGTGACAACAATTCAGGTGGTATCTACAAAGTGTGGATAAACCAGCAAGATGAAATTGATTCCGTAGAAGTAAATTCAACCTTAGGTTGGACAATCGACGCAATTAACTTAGTTACTCCTACTAATTATACAGAATTTGAAATCCGAAGAAATACGGGTTCTTATACTGAAGAGGCTGCAATCGACCTTGTTAACGGTTCTTCTTATTATAC